ATGCTGCTGGCTCCGGTCGTTGACTTTGCACAGGTGGCGGCGACTTGCAGGCGCTTACGACCAGCAGAAACATCAGCACGGAGACTTTCGATAGTCGCGTTAGCATCAGCAAGCTCCTTTGTGTATCTGGCGTCGAGTTCTGCTACATCACGTTGACGCTTCTGCATATCAGAGATGATGGATGTGGCCTTATCGCGCTGCTCTTTGTAGGTAATGGCGTTACTACGGTAATGGCTGGTGGCCTGCCACAACGCACCGCAGGCCACCAGCAACGCAATAATCACGCCATGAAGAACACGATTCATATCACCACCAGCGGATTGCCCAGACCAGAACAGCAATGGACACAATACGAATAGCAAAGGCCGCTGCTCTTGTTAAATCCAGACTGGCTGGAGTCTCCACTTCAATGCCTTTCATAATGGACAACCTCAGAAAAAATTTTTTATACTTTCTCACAGGGAAAACACCTCCCTACCCATAATTTCTCCCTTGCCTTACTCAAGGTCAGAAAACACAAAACCCCGACTGTTGGTGCAATCGGGGTTTTTACTTTTATTCACTTACGTTTTGCCGGTTAGCAGGATTTCGTGTTATCCGCCCGCGTTGACCAACCTCATTTTTCAGCGAAATATTCTGCTTATCTGTCGATACCCCAGCATGTCAGCGCCGCTTCCTGATCCCGACGAATAACCTGACCGTAACAGTTATTTGAACGAATACGGCAGTCTCTGCCACCATCCTTAATCCACCAGCGAATCGCCTCGCAGGCACCTTTTCGATCACCTGCATTAAGCCGCTTATAAAACGTCGACGGGAAACACTTACCGGGGCCAATGTTATAGGGACAAAATGACGCGATACCCGCTTTCTGGGGTTCGGTCAGTGGTACTTTAATATTGCGCTCCACCCATGCCAGCGCCTTATCACGTTCAATGGCATTAACCTGAGCGCATTTTTCCTTCGACAGTTTCATTCCTGGTACGACAGGCTTACCATCCACCATTGTGGCACCACGACAGATGGTCCATATGCCAGAACCATCACGGTATGCCGTAGTGTGGTTACCTTCTTTTTCATCCAGAAACTGGTCGAGAATATCAGGCGCAGGCGCACCGATAGCAATCAGTGCCAGAACGGCAGCCGACAGGCCATATCTGATTTTTACGTTCATGGATATTTATCAGGATTTATCGGCTTCAAATCCCCGGATATGTTAAATCTTACCTCGCCAGTGATGGGCACTGGCGGGAGGAGGATGTCAATCTGATAAACACAGAGGTGACTACGGATTACACAAATCTACCAAAACAAACTTTTGCTGATTTAATCGCACTCAGGCAAGCAGTCGTAGCTCTAATCAACTTGTTGCCGGAGAAGGAAAAGGAATTAGTTAAAGCGCTTCTTAACAGAACTGCCGCCGATTTTTCATCATATCCACTGACAGATGACCTTGCGGACCTTCCTGAATTAATTGCAGCGTCCGCCATTAAGCTTACTGAAGAGATTTACCCTCCTCAAAAATCTTCACAAAATTCCTGCGAGTAACTTCAATGCAATAATCGTAAAACGCCGCAAACTGCTCATCGCGGCGTTTTTTTTCATCTTCAGAAGGAATCAGCACCGACAATTTTTTCTCCAGTTTTTCAATGGGCGATTCAATATCATCTTTTTCTGACCGCAATGCCGTCGGTGGCGTCTTCAGAGAACCAGTAATTCTTCCCGGTAGCTTTCCTTTGTAGGTTATCCACACATTCTGCGCCTCTAAAATTATGGGGCGCTTTTCCGGCGACTGCTCATCCCCTTCACATAACCCGGCAGCAACATCCAGGAATACCTGTCTGATTCTCATTCTGGCCGCTGCCTCATAAAACTCCAGCGCGGCACCTTCAACACGGTCCAGCGAGATGTCCAGGTCAAAAATTTCACCGTCAAAGCGTTTTTTGTCCCGTAACGCTAAAGTTACCGCAACTTTATTCTCAAAATTGCGGATCCCTTTCACAATCAGTTCATAGTTTTGTGTCATTGAATTACTCTCCCCGCGCAGCCTTACGCTTGTCTTCTCTTATTTTGAAATACAGGTTAGTCAGATATGTCAGCAGCCCAAACAGCAGACTCCCCAGCACGCCTATTGCCGCCCACTGAGACGGGGAAACCCTGTCCAGCAACTGCAGGAACCAGTAGCCCGTTCCCACCGCTGACGTGGTGTATGACACACCTGTTGTGATTTTTTCCATCTGGTCCATACCCCGTCTCCCGTTATCCGGAAGCTGACAACAATAAAAAAGCCACCAGTTAACTACTGATGGCTCTGATAACTCATGCAAGCGTCTCAGACGATCCACTGACACTACCGGTGAGTTTAACGATACCTTCCATTTGACTGGCTCACTTTTTATGATGATGCCGGTGCATTTATCTCCAGCACCAGACTTTCTATCTCAACGCCATACGTTGCATTTTTGGTAATATCCGTCAGCGTCAGTGCATTTAGTCCCACTGCCAGACTGTCTTTTATGGCCTGGAATGCCGGGCCAGTACGATGACGTAGTATCACTCCGGCTCAGTTGCACCACTGACCACCACATCACCTTCTGCTGCAATCGCCTGCATCAGGGTATAAGGGGTTATGGCCACCGGACTACCAAACGGCTGCCAGCCCTCTTTCAGTTTATGTGTCAGCTTTTCCGCAAGATCTGACGGCGGCGCCGCCCTGACAACATCATAGTGTTTAAATGCCATGGTTCTTTCCACCATCTAAAAAATAATTCTTTAAAATACCTGACATGTAATACAGAAAAAGCACAAAACCATACCTTAAATAAAAACCTGATTATCAAGCAGATATGCATGGATAAACTACAAGACGAGATATAAACCACCCTGCATTTAAATAAACAATAAACAACATCAGAAAAATAATTCTGCTCTATGGTTTACATTCAAAAATATCATTTATACTTTTCAGAACATCACCAGCAAGGCATAAACAAGGAAACTAAATGAAGTGGATTGTGATTGATACAGTTATCCAGCCATCATGCGGAATATCTTTTTCAGTCATATGGAGTAAAATAAAATTAATAATCTGGTATCAATCGGATGCTTTCTTACCTCCTGAAAGTATATTTACACTGACTCACACAGGCATCATGCTCAATAACAAAGTGCTACCTGTAACCATTTACAACGTAGTACCATTCAATAAAACATTCTGGAATTTAATCAAAAACAGCCAGGAATGCCCTACAAATACAGATAACGTATTGAATGAATGCTTTAATAACCGTTGCACTCTGCAAATATGTCCTTATGGACTAAAACAACAAAGTCCATAAGGAGTTTACTCACATCTGACAAAATCAATATAAACAGCCCCTCCGGAGAGGGGCTGGAGAGTGGCGCTATGTGCCATTGCATGGTGCCGGGTGCCTCCCGGTGAATTCAGTACCAGCACCTGAATCCGCGATTATCCCATATACCTACTCGCTGATTGCCCCTCCGCACAGGGGGATTCACCATGCCAGTTTCTTTTAACAAACTCCCCGCAAACCAGACAACAGTCAACCGCCTGAATTGTGAAGTATTTAAAAATTTCTCCCGCTAACTGATACCCGGCTAACAGTCTGGCGTTTTCTTTTTCAGCAACGGGAAAGCAACAACCCTGTTATCGTGTCGTCTGCTCTTCCTGATAAGCTAATGGCGGTTTGTGATGGTGGCCCTTGCTGGATTTGAACCAGCGACCTGGCGATTATGAGTCGCTCGCTCTCACCACTGAGCTAAAGGGCCGGGAGCAGAATAATAACGGTCCGTAATTAATTCCGCAATAAAAAACCCGCTCGGCGGCGGGTTGTAGAAACTCTTCTAACGTCAGGCATAAAAAGCCCATCGTTATGACGAATTTACCACAGATTCCGGAAAAATCAACCTTGTTACCTAGTTACCTTTTTTAACTGCCGCTCAGCCCATGCTTCTTCAATATCAAACCGGGTCACCAGCGCATCATAGAATTTCTTAACTGTTTTTTCCCATGACGCGCGTGTTATCTGGTTTGTCACCTCGCATATAGCATTAAATACCTCCGTTGATGGTAGTCTTTCATAGCCACGACCACCACAACGCTGGCAGTCTCTGATAACAGGCATACCACGTTTTACCGACTCTTCACGGTGAATGGCGACACCACGCCCACGGCAATCCTTACAGGCGGTGGAAACCTCACCCTTTCCGCCACACTCCGGACAGGCAACTTTTACCACCTCCCTGACTTTTTTCCATTCTTCCCAGTAAGACGGATACACACCTTTCGTACACTTTGCCCATACCGGCGGCTTACCATCCGGATACTGGACCTTGTTTGTAAAAACTACGCTTTCAATAAATTTTTCCCCATAGCAACAAGGGCACTGCTTTTTACTCGCTGCGCTGCGGGCATAATCCTCAAAAGCGTACGAAGCCATAATGCGCATCACTACCGGTTTTATTTCTGCCGGAAGTTTTCTCAACGCCGCCACACGATCGCACCGACTGAGTGCATAATCTGCCAGTAATTCTGTTGCCCGCGCCCTGTCATTCATACTGATGCCCATTTTCCCCAGGAACGCAGAAAACCCCATCTCAGCCCGATTCTGTGTCATGCCCTGCGCGGCCATCACATCAGTGATACTCAGCGCATCTTTTGACGTTGAGGCCGATGCATCGGTCAGGCCAGGGGATTTTGGGGAGTAGTATTTCGGTAAATCTTCCAGTTTCATTTTTTGACCTGCTCTTCATGCATTATGGGGTAAATCTTCACCCCCATACGTCCACCAGATACTGGCTGACCACGAACGATATTGATTTCATCAAACTGCTCATCGTCCATTAACACTCCCGCATGCGTCAGCGCATCCAGCGGTGCTTTCAGGATATTGTCCAGGTCGCGACGACGCTTATCCGGTGGCTCTGCAATCACCTTTATCGCCAGCCTTCCGGACAGGCTTAATTTCAGCCGCTGCTGACGGACAATAAGCGCCACATCCCGGCGATAACGCTCACCGGCTTTTGATACAAAATATGTGTTGTCACGACGTCGCCAGTAAGTATTCACCGTCGGCGGATAAGGTAAAATAAACTCATGGCGCATCAGCGCAGCACCTCCTGCACCAGTTTTTCAAACTTTCCGACTCTGGTTTCCAGCTCTGCCACACAGTCCACCAGCTCATCTACTGCT